AAGAAGTATGATGATGCAGTTGTATTGTTCTATGACTCTGAGTTTGGTACACCTCAAAACTACTTTGAATCGTTTGATATTGATATGAATCGTGTTGTTCATACTCCTATTATGGACGTTGAGCAACTGAAGTTTGATATCATGAAGCAACTTGACGGCATCGAACGAGGTGACCGTGTGTGTATCATCATCGATTCTGTGGGCAATCTAGCGTCTAAGAAAGAAGTCGAAGATGCTATGAACGAGAAGTCAGTCGCTGATATGTCTCGTGCAAAGCAGATGAAGTCTCTGTTTCGTATGGTAACACCACATCTCACACTCAAAGATATTCCATTGATTGCTGTGAATCATACCTATATGGAAATTGGTATGTTTCCTAAAGCAGTTGTTTCTGGTGGTACTGGCATCTACTACTCTGCTGATAACATCTGGATTATTGGACGCCAACAGGAGAAAGATGGCACTGATATTGCTGGTTATCACTTTGTAATCAACGTAGAAAAATCTCGCTACATCAAAGAGAAGTCTAAGATTCCAATCTCAGTGACGTGGGAAGGTGGTATCAATAAGTGGTCTGGTCTGATGGCTCTAGCTCTTGAAGCTAACTATCTAGCGAAGCCTTCGAATGGTTGGTATCAACTTGTAGATCGTGAAACTGGCGAACTCGTTGGTGATAAGATGCGAGCAAAAGACATTCAAGATAATGGAAAATTTTGGACAAATATGTTTACAACCACTGACTTTTCAGAGTATATTAAGAGTCGGTACACTATTGGTGAAACAGCAATGTTTGCACCAGACGAGGAAACAATGGATGCTTAATCCAGCGCAAACGGGTAGTGATAACGTTTTTGCTGGATGATTATAAACAAAGGAATATTACATGATTGAACCTCTCATTCTAGGGAGTCTATTACATAATGAAGAATATACAAGGAAAGTATTACCGTTTTTAGAAGAAGAATATTTTGATAGTTTAGAGAACAAGCTAATCTATCGTACTATTGATACCTATATCAAAGACTACAACTCTGTACCAACGAAGGATGCTTTGCGTCTTTCGTTGGAAGAGTCTCGTAGTGTATCTGAAGAGCAGTTTGAAGTTGTTTCTAAAACAATCAATGAACTATCATATGATGATAAGAACAGTGAAGATTGGTTGCTTGATAAGACCGAGACCTTCTGTCAAGACAAAGCGCTCTACAATGCGATTCGTACATCGATTGGTGTTATGGATTCCAATGATAGCAAGCTAGACAAGGGTTCTATACCCAAGCTACTTCAAGATGCTTTGGGAGTGTCGTTTGACAATAGTGTAGGGCACGATTTTCTTGAGAATGTTGATGAGCGATACGAGTTCTATCACCATAAAGAAGCCCGACTTGAGTTTGATATCGACCTACTAAATACAGTTACGAAGGGAGGTCTTCCTCGTAAATCTCTCAATATCATTCTTGCTGGCACGGGCGTAGGTAAATCTCTTGCGATGTGTCATTTTGCTGCTAGTAATTTTATGCACGGCAAGAACGTATTGTACATCACAATGGAAATGGCTGAAGAGCGAATTGCCGAACGTATTGATGCGAACCTACTTGACGCATCTATCGATGAAATTCACACAATGCCTAAAGATGTTTTCGAAAAGAAAATCAATCGTCTGAAGAGTAAAACTACAGGCAAGTTGATTATAAAAGAATATCCAACAGCATCTGCTGGTTCTGGTCATTTCCGCCATCTACTAAACGAATTAAAACTCAAGAAGAACATCACACCAGATATCATTTACATAGACTATCTGAATATCTGTACGAGTAGCCGCATTAAAGCAAACGCTATGGCTAACTCTTATACTCTAATCAAATCGATTGCTGAAGAGCTTCGTGGTCTTGCTGTAGAGTTTAATGTTCCAATCGTATCTGCTACTCAGACTACACGCTCTGGCTTTAGTAGTTCTGATGTTGGTCTTGAAGATACTTCTGAATCGTTTGGTCTGCCTGCTACCGCTGACTTTATGGTTGCTCTGATTGCTACTGAAGAACTAGAACAACTTGGTCAGATTATGATCAAGCAGTTGAAAAATCGATGGGGCGATCCAAATTCGAACAAGCGTTTCGTGATTGGTATCGACCGTTCGAGAATGCGGTTCTACAATGTAGAGCAATCAGCACAAGATGGTATGGTAGATGATACACCAGTTATGAGCAACAGTCCATATGGTGAACGATGGGATGAACAAGAGAAAGACTCGACCCTTCCTAAAAAGTATGGTAAAAATATATGGAAGGCTAGTTTTGCGTAATGCCCTATAGAATAGAACGAAAAAATAAGAAATATGTATTAATGGAAGACGATGTGACTATAAACACATACAAGAGTAGAAAGCAAGCAAATGATGTGTGTCGAGGATTAAATCTTGGTAAGGGATTTGAAGGCGCAACGCCCAAGTTCTTTACCTATTCATTGGGTCAGTATTTGTCAGAAGTTGAACTTAAAGAAATCTGAATAGGTTATTCGTTATGAAACATAGTGAAGTTTTTAACATATTGAAGCCTGCCGCACTTGATCTTGCGGATGAGAGATTTCGCCACGTTGCTGCTATTGTCTATAAAAATAAGATAGTTTCTTTCGGCACTAGTCACATGAAGAGTCATCCTTTTCAAGCTAAATATTCAAAGAATGATGAAGCAATCTTCTGGCACGCAGAGACCAATGCTATCTACAATGCACTCAAGATTACTGACGTTGACACTCTAAAAAAGTGCAGTCTCTATGTGTGTCGAGTGAAGAAAGACGATGATAAAAGTATGCTGTTTGGTCTATCTAAGCCATGCGCTGGGTGTCAAGAATGCATACTAGATCACAAGATTCCTACGCTCATCTATACATTGGATGGTAAGTTTGGAAAGCATCGCTATCTTATTGAAGAGGATGCAAATTATAGATGAACTAAAAAAGCCGCCTCGTAAGAAGCGGCTTTTATTTTCCTAGTAACGTGGTCGAACGCAACCCCAGCGGCCCATATGGGCGACAACGACTTTTCCTTGCTTTGGATCGACTTGATCTTAACACTTGCCTCTTGTACTCCTTTGAATACACTAACACGCACCCTAGTGATCTATTTATACAAAAAACTTACTCAAAACAAAACTTTTTTAAATTTATTTTGTTAGAGGATTGTCAAGTGCTTCTTGAAGGGTCTTTCTTAGACTCGCATCTAGCTTTTCCATCTTAGTGTCTATGCGGTCCTCTGTTTCACGCATAGTGTCTCTAGCGTCCTTTTCAGACTCACGAGAAAGGTCTGACAGTTCTCTCATACGAAGGTCAATATCTCTCTGTAGAACTTTCATTCTACGATTGGTATCATCCGTTACCCTTTCCATACGAATGATATCGTCTTTCAACCCTTGTTTAATATCTCTGGTATAGTCTATTGCCTCTTCTAGTTTCGTTACTACAAGAGCGTTGTCTGCTTTAATGGCTTGTATGTCGATGTTCTCAACAATCTCTTTCATGTCCATGTAATCTTTGTAGAACTCAAAACCAGCCCATAAACCACCAGCAAGAGTAGACAGAACTGTAAAGAGGACCATCATCTTGCCCCCTTTCAACTTCATACCAGCAACTTCTACTTCTGCCATTATTCTCTCCTAGTCCTCAAACTGCAATGCTTTTAGTTGGTTGAGTTCCCTCTCAAGTCTGAGTATTTCTAATCGTTTCTTTGATAGTTCTAGCTGATAAAGGGTATTACAGTTTATTCTCGATTTTGGTCTTGCTCCAAGAGGTACGACAATCCTAGCATACACACCCACATCTGGCGAACTGTTTTCAAATTGTGGATCACCTCTTTGAATGCCTGTAACACCAAACTCAAGATTTGTTGCAGAGCCAATAGAGTTTTGACAATCTAAATCACCAGCACGAAATCTATCGCTTCCGAAGTTGCTTGGCGCATTTGGAATACTCAAGTTCAGAGATTGACCATATGCATTAAAGCTGAATAGCAATGTGAACAATGCTATAATTATAATGTATTTCATCGTTTCACTTTAGAGCATATTCTTGAGGATACGAATGTACCTGCTCCCTTATATAACTTAGATTTTGTACAAACATATACGACTTTATTAGCAACTTCTTTTTGAAAATATATCTTGATTGATTTTCTTTTTGAATAAGGAAGTTTGAATAGTCGTTGAAACGATGCAAATGGAAGCCTGTTCCATTCGCCGTCGAATACAGATATTTGATAGTAATCAACATCACTTCTTCTGTTGAGCATATTAATCTCTGTTGCATAAACATCTGTCACTTCAGATTGTTCAATCTTCAAATATGCCGGTGTCATCTCATGAGCAGCAGCGCTAAAAGAAAACAATAACGCTGCTGCTAAAATTACAATTCTCATAATATCCTACCTTACTTTGCAATGCACTCCGCATTTACGAGTGTTGTATATGTACCAGCAGGAAAAGCCTTACTGTTACCATAGTCTACCTGTGAAGAGATTTTGAACTTAGTTGTACCAGCAACTGTCAAATCATATTCGTGAGTGTTATTGAATGTTGTTTTGTTAGTGTCGTAGTCTGCCATCCCAACATCAGATACACTATGAACTTCAACATTCCCCGTGAATGCTAGAGTATCTGTTAG